TCTTGAGAACATGGGCTTTAAAACATTTGGTTTTGCTGGTGGTCGTGCAGATGTTTGGGAATCAGATGATACATACTGGGGTGCAGAAAAGGAATGGCTTGCAGATAACCGTTATAGCGGGGAGCGTGAGTTAGAAAATCCTCTTGCTGCAGTGCAGATGGGCTTAATCTATGTTAACCCTGAAGGACCTAACGGAAATCCTGATCCAGTTCTTTCTGCACGAGACATTCGTGAAACATTTGCTCGCATGGCGATGAATGATGAAGAAACAGTTGCCTTGATTGCAGGTGGACACGCATTTGGTAAGGCACATGGTGCTGGAGATCCTTCACATGTTGGTCCAAACCCAGAGGCTGCTCCACTTGAAGAACTTGGTCTTGGATGGAAGAATTCATTTGGCAAGGGTAATGCAGAAGACACAATCACAAGCGGTATTGAAGGTGCATGGACTGCAACTCCTACTAAGTGGGACAACTCATATCTTAAGTTATTATTTAAGTATGATTGGACACAAACAAAGTCTCCTGCTGGTGCAACACAATGGATTCCAACAGATGAGTCTGCTGCTAATTTAGTTCCAGATGCACATGTTGATGGTAAGTTCCATGCTCCAGTTATGACAACTGCAGACCTTGCATTGAGGTTTGATCCAGAGTACGAAAAGATTTCACGACGATTCCTTGATGACTTTGACTACTTCTCAGATCAGTTTGCTCGTGCGTGGTTCAAGTTAACACACAGAGACATGGGTCCTATTTCAAGATACCTTGGTAAGGAAGTTCCTTCTGAAGAACTAATTTGGCAAGATCCTATTGGGAGTATGACAAAGGAAGGATTAACACAGTTAGAGGTTGACACTATCAAAGATAGAATAACTAACTCTGGTCTTTCAATTTCTGATTTGGTAAATACTGCTTGGGCTTCGGCGTCAACATTCCGTAAAACAGATAAGCGTGGTGGTGCAAACGGTGCAAGAATTGTTCTTGAGCCACAATACTCTTGGGCAGTAAATGACAAGGATGCAATTGATCGAGTAATTGCTGTATTGAATCCATTAAAGGAAGAGTTTGGCGTATCGCTTGCAGATCTTATCGTGTTTGCTGGTAGCGTTGGTGTTCAACTTGCTGCACATAATTCTGGTATTGGTGTAGTTATTAATGCCAGGTTTAGTCGTGGTGATGCAACACAAGAGCAGACAGATGTTGAGTCATTTGCAGTTCTTGAACCAAAGTTTGATGCTTTCCGTAACTACATTGATCCAAGTATCACTGCTCCAGCAGAGGTTCTTTTGGTTGAAAAGGCTAACCTATTAGGGCTAACCCCAGTAGAAATGGTTTTGTTGTTATCTGGAATGAGACTGCTAAACTATGACAAGTTGGACAACAGTTATTTAGTTAGACTTCTTTCATTTACAAATTCAGAGGAAGCAATAAATGTTCCTCGTGTAGATCTGATAATCCCATCTAACTCAGAACTAAGAGCAATTGCTGAAGTATACGCATCAGATGATGCTAAGGAAAAGTTTGTTCATGATTTTGTTTCAGCATGGACAAAGGTTATGAATGCAGATCTATTTATTAAGGAGAGCAAATAATGAGAAGCGCAATGTTTTATTTAGCACATTCAACAGCAATTGTTGGACTAATGATTGGATCTTATGCTTATGGATTCAAACAGGCTACAAACAGTGTAAGAGAAAAAGCGTTTAGTTTTATTAAACGCAAGTAATTAATAGTCCTGGGTATGACTTAAAACTACCCAATATTACTTTTTAGGATGTTTTGGTTCGTATGGTGCAATCTTAGACTTAATACGACCATCTTTGTATAGTCTAACAATCCATCCATCTTTAATCTGAATAGGATTAAACGCTGCTGCTTTTTTCTTTGGCATTATAGTGAGTGTCTTTCTGTTTGTACCTTTGTGTAATCCTTGCCAAATTCGGCAAACAAAGCCTTATCTTTTTCACGATTAACAATTCCTCTAGACCAAGAGAATCCTGCGTCTCCACCCCATGCAAGCCACATGATGTATCCGTTAGATGGGTTTGCTGAGTTACCCCAGTCCTTACCCTTTTTGTCTACTTCATGGCGTGAGAAGTATGAGTACATTCTCTTAACAGTACTGAGAGATATTGTTTCTCCTCTTGCCAACTGTCCTGCACGAGTCCAACCAACTGCAGTTCCTGCACCATTGGCCTTACCATCTTCTTTAAACTTAATTGCTCTACGAGCAGCAGATCTTGCTCCTGCTGGTGGTGAGTATCCATCTGCCTTTGAGACTGTATCTGTTTCATATTCAACTGTGTCATCATCTTCAAACAGATCATCTGCTTTTGCAGCAGGCACACAGTTAGGAACTGGCTTTCCATTATCTCCTGGCTTCATACCACGCTGTACATATCCAACCCAACATGGTGCCTGCTTGGAAATATCTTCTGGGCAACATTCTGCTTTGCCCATTTGAGCATCAAACATAGCCATACCCACTTCTGAATCCATTGTGCTTGTTTCCATTTCTACTTTTGTAGCGTCCTGATACATCATACCAATACTATATGCGGTTGGTTCCCAGGCACCGTCTTCTTCTTCATAAATTCTAACAGCCATTGCTGGGTTATCTGGTGGCATTGATTGAATAGCATACTCTGTTCCAGGAACCCCGTATACTCCGCCTTCTGTCATAATGTGCTCTATAACACCATGGACAACCCCTTCAGAGGTTGATCCCATAACAAAGTCGCCTTCTTTTAACATGTAATAATTATAGCATGCCGTTTAGTCTATTATGAGTCCTTATTCTGTGACAGTTGGCACAAACCACCTCACACTTTTCTATCTCTTTCTTGATAGCCCTCCATGAAAAACCATCATGAATCATCCTTGATATGTTGTATTTCTTATCTCTTATGTGATCAAAGTCTAGGATTATATGGTTACCAACACCACAGTCTACACAGCCAGAATCCTCTTTTATCTTAGCAAGTTTTCTTTTATACTCTTGCTTATTATAATGGTCTAACTCTTTGTCAGTCATTGTTTCTATTATACCGTGCAATATTAAGCCCCACACAGGCAATTCACCTGACTTGCGCCACGGTCTCTATCCAATGGGTAACTAATCCATCACTAAGGTCCTGTGTGGGGACATTTATATTGTACTACTTAATTGCGATTGTTTTTGGCAGTTTGTCTTCTGGGATCTGTTTTTCAAGTCTGATATCTAAGATACCATCCTTAAACTCAGCCCCAACTACCTCAACAAACTCAGGAAGGGTGAAGATATCAGTAAACTTACGAGCAGCAATGCCCTTATGTAGATACTCCGCACCCTCTGGTAACTCAGCATCCTGCTTCTCGCCCTTGATTGTAAGTTTGCGATTGTCTAGCGACACTGAGACATCATCCTTAGAGAAACCAGCCAAAGCAAATGACAGAATATACTCTTTATCATTTAGTTTAATCTGGTTGTAAGGTGGATAGTTTGTTGTTGTTGTTACCTTCTGAAAATTTGAGAAGGTACTAAAGAATGGATCATTAAAAAAATCCAATGGTGTTTTTGTCATATTATTCCCCTTTCAAGCGAATAAGTTAATTTACCCCCCATTTGGGCAGGTATTAATATTATAGCATAAGAAATGAGCAGTTTATAGACGACTGCTCAGGTCTATTAGCCACGAAGTTTCAACTCCTGCTAACTCTCCACTCATTGGAGCATCCGTTGCAAAACCTTTTAAAGTCTTATAGCGGAATAGTATCTATTATACTACTTCTTTTTTACTGCTGCCTTCTTACGAGCAGGTGCCTTCTTGACTACCTTAGCAGTCTTTACTGCTACATCTACCTCTTCAACTGATGGCAACTTTCCGAATGCCTTGTCGTTAGGGTTGACGGCTCTCAATGCTACGGGCACGATGGCTCCAAGCAATGAGTATGCAAGCGTCTTTGGATCAGTTACGCCTGAAGCGTAAAGCGCAATTGCAGCACCAAGAACTGATCGTCCGTATGATGCAAGCATTGCTTTTAGTTGTACTGTGTTCATTTTTCCTCCTAGGATTGTGTTACTTGTGTGTAGTGTAAGTCACAGAGATCGATAATTCTGGTTTCAGAACTTGCCCAAATCTGTGTACTCTCCTCTTGACAGAACTCTTCTTCACATATCGACATGTTAGAATGGCCCTTGCCTTTGAGAATTATCATTATACTATTTTATCATAGTCTTCAGGTAAAAGTTTCTTTAGTTCTTCGTATGCCTCAGTGATTTTTTTTAATGAGTAGTAGTTTGGGGACATTGACCCAAGGTCTCCATACTCCTTAAAATAATTAATCTCTGGCTCAACATCTGTAATAAACTTATTTAATCCCCCTTGGACTTCGTCTATATACTGGTATGCCCAATCTCTAGAATCTGATATAAATTTTAAAAATGCTTCTGACGAAGGATCTGCTTTGCTTTCAGAAATCTCAAGCAACTTTTCAGACACAATATTTTTATCTACATTTGACTTTATTAACTCTAGTGTAGTTGCAGATAGTTTTAAACTTAGTCTAACATATTTAATAATCAACATGAAAAATAATATAATAACTGTTAAGAATGCAATAAACTCAATCACTGCTCTTTCCCACCCTCTCTAACCAGTAGTACAATTGCCCCATTGTCTTCAAGTGCTTTTTTTGCACGGAGCATATACTCTACGGCCTCTTTTCTTTCTTCTCCACCCAAACTCATAAACTGCTTTTCACTTGCCTTTACAGTCAAGAAGTTGTCGTTGTCTATTATTTGAAGTTCAAAGCCCTTTGGTCCTCGTAAAGATCTAAAGGCTCTTCTCATTGAATCTGTATACACTAATCTTCTTCCTTCCAGCGTAAATATGATTTAATATAAACAATTGAATAAGCGATAGCAGCAAATATAAAACCATATTGCTTTGTGGTTACTGCATAGACTATCCACATGGCCTCATTACAGGTAGCCCATATCCATGCCCAGATTTGTTTTCTTCCAACAAAATAGATTGCTGCAACACCACTAAGTGCAAGCACCCACGACGCATAGTTGTTCATCCATTGTTCCATGTTATTGCTCCGTTGTTAATCTCTGCCAAGTATTTGCCCAGTCTGTTTTAGACTTATGCTTGGAAAACTCTTTAGATATTTGTCCACCCTCAAGGTAAACTCCACCCCAGATACCCCACTCTTTTTGAGAAACACCAACAGCAAAGCACACCTTTGACACTGGACACTTAGAGCAAAGTTGGTCTACTGCTGGTCTTAAAAGTTCATCGTCTTCATACTTTTCAAAGAATATATTTGTGTCGTAATCTAAACACAAAGCATTATCTTTCCATTCATGCTTTGGCATATTAACTCACAAACTTATCTGGTATATCCCATCCATTCTTAGAAGGTACAAAACGACGCTGCAGATGCCACTTACCATCCACGAATGCACCTTGTGGTGCTGTTCTACCCTTCTCAGAAGGATAAGAGTTTACTACTGTCCAACCATCCCACATCAAAGCCTTGTTTTTAGCAACAATTGCTTCCATTTTTTCTAATGATTTAATTTCCATTATTCTCTCCTAGTACCTAAAGATGCCGTATTCGACATTGTTTGTTTTTGCGTCATCAACGAGTTTTGATAACTGCTCTCTTTCCTTGCTCAAAAAAGCAAAGTAGTTTATATCCTTAATATTTTCTGTAATCCAAGATGGAGGTACAGGCTTATACTTAATACTTTTACCACGAGCCTTCAATCCTCTTTCTGATAGGTTAGCAAACTCCATAGCCATAGAGTTAATGTTTGCTGGTCCCGCAGAGTAAAGATAAAAATACGGATCCTCTTCCTTTAAAGAAGACATGGTAACTGCCATGGCTCTAAGAAAAACCTGGTAGTCGTCAAAACTATTGGTTCCCTGAATCCCCACTATCATTTTTCTTCCCGTCTCTAAGTTGATCCATTATAAAAAGCATCTTATCTAATTGTACCTTATCCATACCCATCGTGTCAACTAGGGTTGCATTGGCTCCGTCTATCTCTGTGCCGTACATATCTGCACAATAAAATGTTCCATCCTTTACGAAGTACGCTTTATTGTCAAATATAACAACCTTTATGTTTATTTTTTCTTCATGTTTTGAAGACTGGCGTGATATAGCCTTTTGAGAATCTCTTGGATTGGGAATTAATGGAGAAACAACTTCATGAATATGGCTTTGGCTATACCTAAAGGGGTTCTCTTTTTGTATATTTTTTTCAGAAGATATCAATTTGGTGGCAACAAACATTGCTACCATAGTTATCACTGATCCCAAAAAGTATTCCATAGTTTCTCCAAAACAATTATACTACATATCTAGACTAATTATCCTTATAATCTCTCTTAGCGTATATTGTTTTTCTTTACTAAGTTTTCTTACCTCAGACTCATCTAATGCCTTTTTAGTAAGCCTTACCATTGGATTTTTTTCAGTTACATCTATATCTAAAAATCCTTCAACCCACAGAGCCATAGTTTCTGTAGAAATATAATCTGCCATACCTCGAAATAGTTCTGGGCTAACATCCTTTAGTTTATCTGTAAAGTTGTATAGCATTTCCCCAGTATCGATGTCCACTCCAGAAACCTCAAGCGCTCCACTCAAGATTAATTCTTCAATCTTATCTCCTGCATCAGACATTGATCCTCCAATTCATTGTTGAAGGGCCCTTTTTAATAAGTTTAAACATGTGATCCTGATACTGCTCTTTAAGTTCTGCATATATATCTGGACTAACTTGCTCTAACTTATCTGTGATGCTGTATAAAATGTTGCCGTTGCTATCTATGTCAGCCATCTGAATAGCCCCTTGGTTTAGCAGATGATCTAGAAGTGCTTGCTTCTTGATATCCATTACTTACCTGACTTTGCTCTAGCCTTTGCAAGTGCTACAAAATCTTTAATTTTTGTTTCTCCCATGTATCCCCAGGCATGCCCATCATTAATCATCTTATCATTGATAGACTCTGTATCGCCATCAAGGTAGACCCATCCAAGAATTCGACCATACTTTTCAGATGAGTCCATCTTCTCTGTCTTAATAACTACTGACTTAGCACTGTCAATAGCATGCTTCAAATAAGCCTTTGCTTCCAGTCCTAAAGCCTTTTCAGCCTTGTCTGCTGTACGAGACTCAGGTGTATCAATACCAGCCAGTCTGACCCTTGAACTAAAAGAAATATCAAACCCTAAATCAATATCGACATCAATGGTATCTCCATCAACAACCTTTGTTACTTTCTTTACATAATATTCAAACATTAGTAATCCTTACCTTTTGATTTGTTTTCTACAAGTTTTTCTCGTTCATCTACAATACTAATCATGAACGACATCATGCTATTATATCCGTCTGGGATTGCCATAACCTTGTTATAGTGGTGACCACAAAATAACAATTCTCCGCTTATTCCAGTAACCTTGACTAGTGCTTCAGCATTACATCTGTCACAACGATCAAGGGGTGTGAGTGTCCACTCTTTTTCTTGAACGCTTTCTTTAGTCATACCAAACATTATACTACCGCTTTCTGTTATCAGTGGAATAAAATCCACTACCGTTGAATACTGCTCCTACATTAGAGTATACACGAACTAAAGGTATATTACAAGTCTCACATTTATACCCAGGATCGTCCTCTTTGATAGATCTCTCCTTGGTATATCTTTGTGCACAGGGCATGCAGTCATATTCGTAAAGAGCCATTATTTCTTTTTCTTTTCTTTTACTGTCCAATATGGCAAATTAAGGCTATCTCCGCCCCACTCATATCCTAAAGCCTTAACTACAAACTTAATAATTTTAATTCTCACGCTTTTCCCTTTCGTTTAAAAAACATATGATATTTATTCTGTCTCCAGAACTAACTTGTTTTACTTCGTGCTCTAATGCTTCATTACCTATAAATGCTAGTAGCGTACCAGGGTTTGGTTTTAGTTCTATTTGTATTTTTGGAAAGTTTATCTCTCCACCCTCGTAAGAATTAGATAGGTAAAGTATTGCAGAAAAATCATTTAACTGATCTTCTGAATAGTTATCCACATGCAGCGAGTTTGCTCCACCAACTTTCATGTGGCTATAGAAATAAGACTTTAAAACTAGGTCTTTATTAAAGATTTCTGACATAGTCTTTTCAATATTAGTACATATGGAAGTAAAAAGATCTATAGCGATATTCTCATCTGAGTTATTGCCCTTTGACAAGATCTTATTCATTCCAGAAACAAGGCTTGCACTTTTGTTTATTGTACTGTTATTGATATTTTTATTACTGTCTCCAACTGGTCCTCTAAAAATTCCTGAAGAACCAATACTCTTTAAATCTTTTGAAAATTCTTTAACTAAAAAATCACATGTATCTGAAAATATAAAATTTTCTATTATAAACAGATCTTTAGTAATTTTTATCATTAGTTAAATCCTTTCAAAATAAAATTATGGGAGGTGCTACAAACTTATAGTCTATAGCAACCTACCACAATTAGTTTAATTACTTAACCTTATTTCCAAACCTTGCCCACAGTCTTTCGTGTACAAAGTATCCTAATGCTTCAATAGCGATATAAAGGATAGCACCAAGACTTGCATACTCCCACTCACCAGTAAAAATGTAAATGATTCCAGCAAGAACTACAAGATGAAATGTTTCCCAACTAACTGTTTTTACTGATGACCTCTTAGTTGATTCCATTACTTTGCCTTCTTTGCTGGAGCCTTCTTAACTGCAGCCTTCTTTGCAGGGGCAGGTGCTGCACCAGGACAGTTACCTGGGAAACCACTTGTAGGAACATTTCTTCCAAGTGATGGACAATATGTTAGTGGTACAACTGCTCCTGTGTCAACACTGTTGCTAGGTGTAGTTGAAGATGCCCCTGGACAGTTTCCTGGGTATCCACTTGTTGGAACATTACGACCCAGTGAAGGGCAATAAGTTAGTGGTACAACCTTACCAGTGTCAACGCTGTCAGCACTTAACTTATTTAATAGTGGAGCGTTTTCTTCTCCAGTGTAAACTGGACGACCCCAACCAACTACTGCATTAACCAACTTAGGCTTATTGTTCTTTACATAAGCACGAGTCTTCTCTACGCACATTCCGCCATTTCTCTGGTCGCCCTTTGAAGTCCCTGATGTGTTTCCTTCAATAACTTGAATGGTTCCATCACCATTATTCTTAACACAAAGACCAACATGTGAAATACGATTTACACCATCTTCTGGGAAATCAAAATAAATCCAGTCTCCTGGGGTTGGGTCATCATTACGAGCATCTGCCCAGCGACCTTCCTTTTTAAACTGATCTGCTGCTGCTACTGTTGATGCGGACTTAGGAAATGACTTTACTCCTGCTGTAAACGCACACCAAGAAACGAATGACTGGCACCATGGCTGGAAGTTTACCTTCATCCATGCGCCGTACTTTGTTTCATTGTCTTTAGGGCCTTCGATTGTGCCCAGTTCTTTCTTTGCAATCTCAATGATTGACTCTAAACTTCCTTTTACTGCCATAATATGCCTCCTTGTTGACATGTAGTTCTATTATAGCAGAACTATTGCCCAGGTGTCAAGCCTATATTATATTTTTACTAAGGAAGGATTTAGTGGAGATTTTTCTCCAGAAATCACTTTTTCTATTTCTCTGCAAACAACTTCAAATTCTTCATTAAATACTTCCATTGTTCGTCCTTCTCCCATAGTTCCTGGGTTGCCCTCAGAAATAAGGAATTCTTTTAATGTTTTTTCAATGTCATAGTTTAAAACTGTGGATGTAAAATGCTTTACAAGATAGCCATCTCTGTCTACTAAATATTTTTCATAGTTTCCACCCATGTTTATTCCCTCATAGAATCCAAGGTTTAGCCATGGTGAAAGATATCTTCCATCTGGGAAACCTTCTTCAATTGAATCCCTCATAGATCTTAATTCTTTCATTTGTGAAGAAAGTTCTGCATACATCTCGTGTGGTTCGCCATTTGGCTCTCCAAGACCATTAACTCCTTCTGGTAGACCATTGCCAACACTTTCGTTGACCTTTGGATCTGGAACAGAAGAAACTAGTTCTGAATACTTGAATGTAGTCTTATATACATCTTCTCCATAAGCCTTTGAGTCTAGCCCACAGGTTATTCCCTTAGACCACTTTCCCTTAGTAATTCCTGGACCGCAGTAGTCGTTGGTTGGAACAGCAATTATCTGAAAGTCTTCGCTATCATACTTATCCTGGAGCCACTGAAGGACTTCTAACTGATTAGCATTTCCACAACCAACAGTTGTGTTTACAATCAGGGTTACCTTTCCTTTATATTGTTCTAGGTGGTTTGGAGTTCCCTCTGCAGAGTTTAGGGGGATGTCGTATATAGGTTTCATAGTCACATTATAACACCTATTTAATAAAATATTAGGCAGTTTTAGTCATACCCAGGACTTATTTATTAGTTAGATGAATATGGAATAGTTGGACTAAAGGCTGGATCAAACTTCTTTGTTAGTCTGTCCATAGCCTTTACTGTTATTTTTGGAAGAGTATTGATGTACTCTTGAAATGTTGCATTTTTATTATTCTTTAGGAATAAAGATGCTGATAGAACTGTTGCACCTGAACTTCCAGCAAGATTAAACTGCGCCCCATTTACCTTGGTAATTGATAGGCCTGCAAGTGCAACCATGTCAAGACCTGGACCTCTGTTAGTTGCTGTTTCAAGAATTCCATCTTGTAGTGAAGCAAGTGATCCAACCCCAACTACCCCAGATACACATGCTGGAAAACCAACCGCGCTTGAACTTGCATCGTTTCCTGTAGCAGCAAACACTGGAATGTTCTTTGTATTAAGAAGTGCGACTGATGATATTGTCATCTTGTCCGTTGTACACCACTTTGAAAGTGTTGCGTTCAATCCTGATTGGCTCAAAGATACGGCATCAATGCTGTACTTTTCTGCATTTTTTGATATCCAATCAATTGATCGACTCAGGCTGTCAGCCCAGTTTGTATACATAACAGTATCTTTGCCCTTCACACTGACAGTATATTGTTCAGCATATCGAATGAATACAATTTTAATGTTTGGATTTACTGCTAGAGCAGCCTTTACCATGCTGTCTCCATGATATGCAGACATGTTGTTTGAATCGTCTGGCCATGTTGTTAGGGCTGCTGATCCTTTACCTTCCATGTAATTTGTTTTGTTTAGACATGAATTCTTGTATGTATTAAAACAAACTTCATGAATAATTGATGGAAAGTTTCTTGAATCAATTGCTGAATCGATAATAGCCAAGACCTTCTGATCTTCTGCCTGTGCAGGTGTAATTACTGTTAGTAGAAGTGTTGCTGATAGTAGTGCTAGTAGTGTCTTTTTCATTTTTGTCTCTCTCTTTTGTGTTGTTATTGTTTGATTTTTAAAACTAATTGGCAAGGGTCTCCGCCCTCTTCCCATTCTGCTTCTTCTTCTTCTGTCATGTAGGGATCTCCTTCATGCGTGTTGCAGAACGGTTCTGTTATCCATCCCCGTTCAATTCCATTTTCAAGCCAGATCTCAAACTCGTCAAAGTCTGACTCCATGTTCTGAATATCTTTTAGGATTTCTTCAAATTCTTCGTTCATATATTAAGTATACTCCTAAGCGCTAAGGATGTCAACTGGGCCCATACAAGATGGGTTAAATTTAATGGCAGCATTTACTGCTTGCATCACTCTATTCCTTGCATTTTTTTGCTTATCTGTTGCATACAAAACACCATAAGCATACTCTGCTCCAGAACCCATTGCAAGGTAAGGAAGTGTGTACTTAGATAAAGACATATCAGCAGAACTATGTTCATAGATTTGCCCACGAACTGCAATAATTAAACCAAGGTCTCCATCTTTAGATGTGTCCACCCAAAACTCATTATAAAATTCACGAAGTTCTTTGACAAACCTTGTTTGCATAAACCTGTCTGTATCTTTAATATTAGGAGCAGTTGGTTTAAAGTTGTAACGAATTCTTTCTCCGTCCATTGCACCAGCATATCCAATTAAGTATGGACCTATCTTCCAAACCTTTGGTGCTTCAAGTGCTAGAATAGTACCATCATCTGATGCTCCACGATCTCCAGCCATATAAACTTTATCTTCGTGGCGTAAAGCAACAATACAAGTCATGACAAAACCCTCCCAGGATAGGCAACACTTAAGTATACCATCACCCAGGAGGGGTGTCAAACAAGGTCAATAATGACTAATTAGCCTTTTTGTCTACCGTCTTAAACGCATCATTGATTTCTGCCAATGTGAGTTTTCCATCGTCCAAAAAAGCCCTTGCCAGTCTTTCAATGACTGTTGCTACGCCTAATAGTCCTGCTAAGAGTACTGCCTGAACTGTGTCAATTCCTACAACTGCTCCAGCACCAAGTACTGATAGACCAGATGCTGCAAAGACTGCTACGATTCTCATCAAGATATTAGTGATTGCCTTTTGTGGGTGCTCCTTCTTAGGAGGCTCTACTACCTTTTTAGTTGCCATATTTAGTCCTCCTTTCTTAGCGGGATTGTGATAAGCCATATCACTGTGGTTGCAAGTACTGCAATACCAACAATGTCTCTTGCTGATCCCGTCAAAGTTAGCCATGCGATAAAGAAGCCAAGGAGGGTGAATGCCTGTGCAATTAATTCCATTCCTGCGTCTTTAAACCATTTAACTAATCCCTTTAGAATTTTACCTACGAGATTAAAGGCTTTTTTGATTATCTTCATTTGTTCCTCCTTATAACTGCCCCTGCAATTTGTGATGCTATGACCACTGGGATAATTACTTCTTGTGCTTTCTCTCTCTGATCATCTGTCATGTCCATACCTAACTCAGAGAAATTAGATAGTAATTCTGTAACATCCACTTCAAATACTGCTCCAAGTGGGTCTGCTAAGAATGCTTCTGTTTGTACTTCTGTTGTTGCATCTGCTAATGTAAATGGCATTGGTGTGTCTCCTGCATCACCTGCTCTATCTGCAAACTCAACAAATGCTGCAGCAACTGCAGGATCTGACTTGATTGCATCTGCTACCTTTTCAACTTCTCCTGCTGAGATACCAAGGTCTGATGCAAGTTCTTGCTTAGCATCTTGAGTCAAAGACTTAAGGGTCTGGCTTACTGCTGCTGTCTGCTCTGCAGAAAGTTTAATTAACTTATTATCTTTGCTTGT